TCAGCGACTTTACGCTTTCCGTGCCTTTGGTTTTGGCCTCTAAATTTATTGCTACTGTTGTTTGTGCCATTTTATTTCTTTGATATTACTCTCCATTGTGTGCCGTCACTGACTATTTGCACACATTCATAGTGTCCTGTTATTACATACGTTGCCCCGTCGTCAATCGTTTGTGCTTCATAGGGGTTGATTGTAAGCGAATGTGCTGATGTGTTTTTATAAACATAGTATGCCTTACTTATACAAGTGGTTGCATCAGGTAAATTCAGCGTGGTGTTTGCCGTGCAATCCATGATGTAGATGTCTTTGTATAAATCAGCAGTTACCGTTGTGGCTGCGGTCAACTGAATACGGTTGGTGCTGAAATTTTCCTGTGTCATGCTGTGGCCTTGTAACCACACTTCATCACTTTGAACATTTTGAACACCCTCGCCGATTACGATGCTGCGTTCGCTGCCGGGCAAAAAGGATGTGCCACTGGTTGCAAATGCGGCGTTTGCCCTGCCGTAGTTGCTGACCGCATCCCCAGCAACTATGCCATCGCCAGCTTGATTGAATTGCCCAAGTGCAATGCCTTTATCTCTTATGACTTTACCTTGATTGTTTGCACCATCGTAGGGGTCGTATTCCTCTTGTCCGCTAAATATGTTACCATTTTTACCACCACCACTAACGCTGCCTGTTGTGGCTGTAAATGTTGGCCCGGCTTTAAGGAATAAGAACTCGCATATATTGACCGAAGGGTTGATTGGGTCATAGTCCTCAATCTTATTTAACCGGAAATAATTGTTGTCAAAAAAGTACAAGTCACGGAATGACAACTTTTCCATGTCCCCTGGGGTAAGATAAAATTTACCTTTTACAATCTTGCTGTCTTTGTCTGTTATTTCTTGCAGGTATTTTGACCAATACTGATTTGTCAAATTGTTATTTGTAATCGGTGTACGTGCAGGCAGTCCGATATATTTAGGCATCCCAAAATTGATATCATAAGTAGAGGTTAGTGGTGTATCAAAATGACCGATGTAGGGATAGATTGTTTTGGTTGTTGTACTTGGTGTGCTTGCTGATGTTTTTGCCCCTAAATAAATTGTATAGCTGATGCAGTTTTGTTTTGCGTATTGCAATATACGCAATTTACCTGCCTTGCCGTCTTTGTTGTCGGTTGAGTTACCTGCAAAGTATTTGTCTGGCTCATTGACTGGTTTTACAATCAGTGTAGGTTGGAAGCCGATTTCAATTTTCTTTTCATCCTTAATAAAATCATTGTTTATTACAATAGTTCTGTCGCCATAAATTCTGTCAAACTCCTGTTTATACGCATTGTTATCATCATCATCGCCCTCTGCATAGGTAAATAAATACTTGCTTGCATCCAATTCGCCCATTGGTACAATTTCAAGCGGCTGTGATATATCTCTTTTTTGTGTCCAATCCCTCACTGTGTTAGTATAAAATTCCTCACGGGGCAAAATGGTGAGTGTTTTATCTATATCGGTAGGTTCAATATAAAGATTAAACATTGTAAACAGCCATTTCAAAAATTCACGCTGCTTTGTATCGCCTGTAAAAAACCCTGCAAAATCTAATGGCTTGTTGTATCCCCAACCCATATCATAAATCTGATTAAAAAATCGGCTGTTGGTTTTTTGCGTATAGGTATAGGTTAGTGCTGGAAATGTATTTGTGGTGTAATTGTAAACATATTGCAATTCCAGCTCAACCGTGTCGCCAGAATTTAAGTAAATGAAATTGACTGGTAAAATACTATCAAATGTAACACTTCCAGCGCTTGCAATTTTACTCTCTGAATATAAAATCCTTGCTGCGTTGCCATTTATTTTTAACTCATAAATAGAGCCATAAGCATCACCATTGGTTAAACCTGATACGGTTGCCTTATTTACAAAAAACAAATCATAAATACCCGAATAGTCATTGGTATATACCCCGGTTGTTGTGTTATATTGATTTGATGGATCGCTATTTTCGGCATTAAAAATTATTTTATCTAATGGCAAAACCACAATATCGCTGCTTCTTTTGACGTCAATAGTTCTGTCCGCAACCGCATCTTGTGTCAATATCGGATAACGTGTCGGACAAGGTATCACCATTCTTTTAAATTCAGGTGTATTGAAAAAACTGCCCGATGTATATGAATAACCAGCACCACTGAATATCTTGTCAACTACTGTTTTTGCGTAAAGGCAAATTGTCATATCCTCGGTGTTCAAGTTTTTGTAATCGGCATAAGTGCCGTCATCCATCCAAGTATAAACGTAGCCGTCACCAATCGGGGCGTTACCACTAAAATTTACAAATGCACTTCCGTTTTTAATTATGCTCGTATCCCACGAATTAAAAATGTTAGTGTCGCTGATAATGTGGTTGTATTCGCTAAAATCTAAATTTATAAGTTTTTCATCGGCAATCTTAGCGAATAGGTCAGCCAGTTCCCCGTGCATTGAGCATTCATACTCAATTTGATTTAGGTCATTGACCTTTATACCCAACAACCTGATAAAACCCTGTATCTGTGTAACCTCATCAACTTGCAAGATTGCATCGGCTTTCAAGTTAGGGTTGAAATCAGGACTGAAATTCGTGGCTGATGTATTGCGTATGCTCAAATTCAAATCAAACAAGTGGGTAAACAGCTTGTTGTTTGCCTTTGTGCCGGGCAGCGTGAATGTCTTTGACCAATCAGAACTGCGGCTTTCGGGTTCCCGAATATCGGCAATGGATTTGTTTATCAGTATTCCAAAATCACTCGGCAGGTCAACACTCACCCCACCGCATACTAATCTTACGTTGTTCATGCGTTTTGCAACCTTTCCGGTTCAGTATATTGGACAGTAATTTTCAGATTATTCGGGCCGTCGATATCGTCAAACACCTCATAACTTGTATCGGTTATGTTAACGGGGATGTTGCCCAAAAAGACAACAGGCGATGCAATCAAATCCTGCAACCATTCAAATTCCGTTTCATTCAGCCAGTTGGTGTTCAAAGTTACCTCACGGGTTTTTTCAACAGCATAGTTGGTGATACCGTGTTTACTGGTATCGTATGAGTATATGTTGCCAGACAGCGTGTAGTTATTCCGCTTGAATTGCTTTCTGCTGACGTTGTACTTGTCTTTTGATGCCATGCTGCACCGCACACTTTCAAAGCCGCCTAATGGGTTTAAAAAGTATAAATACTGCGGGGTGTATTTGCTGCACTCTTCCACCACGTCAAAGCGGTAAAGTTCGCTGCCCAACTGACTGCCGCTATCAATCGCCTGTATGGTGTAGTAATCTGTTGATGCTGGTATCACATTGCCAGCCGTTCCGCTTGTAAGGTTGCCTGCGGTGATGTCATTGAGGTTATCAGGGCCAGCAGGGCATCTAAGTAAGAACTCGGACTTTTCGCCTGCATCGGTGAAGTTATTTTTTATCTGTGATGTGGCAAGCAATGAGCCAGCAGCGTTGTATGCTTTTACTTGTATTTCGGTTGCCGCACCTACCGCACCCCTTAAAAAGTAAAGGTAGTCGGTTTGTGCAAGTGATACACGCCTTGTCCGTACACGGGTAAGAAACTTTGGTGTGGTGCTTGGGTAGGTGATTTGATATGTGGCTGTGGTTTCACTGCCGTACAAATTAAACAATCCGTTCCACACATATTTACCCGTATCACTAGCAAGGGTTAGGTATTCCGTGCCGCCATATTCCTCGCCAAATTCCACGCTATATGCTAAATAACTGTTTGTGCATTTGCTGATTGATGCCAGCGATTGGGTAAAGTCATACGTCACATAATTTTGCAAAATTCGTGACAGATTAAACACCGCTTTGTCAGTCGTGCCGTGAAAGATAGGTGCTTTCAGTTTTGCGATTACCACATTGGATGCGTTTTTTACGACCGCCACAAATTTAAAGTTCGGCTGTGCATAGTTGGTGGAAGTTACCACATAGGAAATATCGGAATACACGGGAGCCACATCAGCAGGTTCCCTATTAATTGTGATTGCCATTAATAATAAAAGTACCTATTTGGCTATCTCGGTAGTGACAAATGCTGAAATACGCAACCCGGTAATGTCGGATAGTTTCTGTGCAATGACATCCACGTTTTGCTGGGTAAGTACATCGGCTATAAATCCAGAACCCTTGTAACCAAACCTTTTGATTGTGCCTTTGCTGTGAATTTTACGCGCAATAGCAATAGCCATTGATTTACGCAGTTCAAGTACAGATTGACCGCTTTGCCCTTTTGATTTGCGAACTGGAATGCCCTTTGCAGAAATCCATTGTTCTAAACTTTGTACGAGTGTCGGTTTGCTTGCAGTGGTTGTTTTGGTCGGCCCTCTTCCACTTTCTACCCATTGGTAGTAATCAGCCATTTCGATTGCAACCGTAATACCCTGTGGGGTGACACTTGGAAAATCAGCCCTAATGCTCTGCACAAGATTGCCTGTTGCTTTGACACCCTTTTCCATTGCTGATTGTTTCAGCTTGTCAATAATGACTTGTGCAACCCTTTCCATCGCATCACCAAGCACAGAGCCGCCCATACCTGCGGTGGCTTCATCAATGCCGATTGTTTTTAACAAATCATCCAAACGGGCTAAATCTGCCTTGCTTATGTTCATTGCACCGGGTGAGGGGATCGAACCCTCGTCCACCATCTTTGAATTGCTATTGTAGTGCCGCTCAAAGCAACCCGTTATCCGGAATGGAGATGTTACCTATTATACACTAACCCGGCAAGGCCGCAACCTCACTAATAAAAGTAGGTCAAATCATTTCCTGCAATAAGGCGATTTGGTACACGCTGCTATCTTTGGCGGATTTTGCCCCTTGTGCTGCTGCATTAAGACGCTCGGTCTTTGCCCGTTGTTTTTCATTGTGGAACGATACCGCATTGAGAAACTCCACCAACCCCATATTTAAAAAGAAATCCCATTTGGTGCGGTCACCATTTGCCATGCCGTCTATTGTTTTGAGCCATGCGATTGCTGGGCGGTCTTTTCTGCGTGTATCTTCCTCAACTTCTCCACTTCCTGCTCTAAATATACTTGGGTAGCTTCGAGTAATTCCGGCAAGCATAGAGAAAAAAAAAGCGTGTAGGCATACGCAAACGATATAGGCATCTTATCCCTGAACTGGGCAGCAATCTTTTCAAAGTCATCTGTCTTGACTTCCTTGCGCTTGGGTGGGAATATCCGATAAGGCACACACAGGGCTGCCATAATCATGTGCAAATTCTGCACCCATTTGTCCTTTTCTGCAAACAAGTCCTGCACCATAATAAATTGGTGGGCTTGTAAGTGATGCTGATTAGCTGCGAATTTATACAGCGTATTTCCGATGCGGAAGCTACCCACATTTTTTGCGGTGGGTAACTCTGCCATGAATGCAAGTTTTGCCAGTGCTGCCGTGATGTCCACAATCCGCATCTCCTCAATTTCGTCCAGTTTTTTTCCTGATAAAATGGACA